GTTATACTATCCGCAATTACGGATTGAAGTGTGATTTTTTCTGCATTGACAGAAAGCATCTTTGTTTCCGGATCATACAAAATGCTTGTACCATCCGAAAACTCTTTATAGAATATCCCCTTCCCGCTCTGTGCTGGTATTTTTTTAGCACTATAAGGTATTCCGATAATAAATCCCTTTGTCGCAGAGTTGGAGAGCATAATCACAACTGCCGCTTCATCCACTTTTGGCATTTCATAGCAAATACTAAAAAAAGGGAGTGGAGGTGACACTTCATTGTCCCTGTCCGTATAGGTAACGGATGCCGTACCCTCTGCATAATTTATCACAGAAATCTTTCCTGTCCTCACGATATCCATATCATTCTCCTGTTATTCCGGAATTGTCAGTACCTGTCCCGGAAAAATCAGACTTGGGTTTTTGATGATTCCTCGGTTTGCATTATAAATCAATGTATATTTTGCACCGCTTCCATAAAATTTCTTTGCAATCATCCACAAGCAATCTCCTTTTACCACGGTATAGGTAGTTCCGCCTTTCGCCGCTGAATCTTTTGGTGCAGGAGTCGAAGTGGAAAATGTTGTATCCGTTATACATGGATGTGCTTTGATTGTACAAGTATAAACATCTTTCGCGCTCTTAGAGTGTGTTACCCGCTCAACAAAATATTTTCCATCCGCTTTTCCCAGTCCGGAAATCATAATGTTTTGAGCGGCGATATGTCTTGTATCCCCTTTAACCTTAATGGAAATGGATTTTGCTCCCCGAATATTTTCTAAAAGCTTTGCCTTTGCGATGATCTCCGCCTCCTGTACACTGTCCACTTGTTGATTGATATACAGTGTGCGCTTTCCTTCACTGCCAGGAATTTTATAAAAATAGCTTAAAGTAGTATCACTTCCCGGATCGGTATATTGCACCCGGACAGAATCGTATAATTTTGATTTCTGGCAGCGAAAAGAGTAGGTTTGCATTTCTGTTTTATCGATGGTATATGCTGGTTTCTTCTTTTCATAAGTCGTCTGATCATACACTACCATTTTTCTATTGTACAATTTCATTGCAAGATTATGGTCTCTGCAGAGAGAGAAAGCAAAGTCCAAATCGGTTTTTTCCGATTGTTCTGCTTCTTTTACCGGATAATCTTCCGATTCATAACTAAGTGTAATGCCCGCACCCGCACAAATATCTGACAATATCGTTTTCACGGTTGTCTTGCTGAATTGTCGGCTTTTTAATGTCACATTGAAATTTGTCCGAATTGGCATAGTGATTCCACTAATTTCCACGGTTTCTGGATACCCAGAAGCTTTAAAGCTATCAAGGTCAAACATTCCGCACGAAAGCTTTTTCTTATCCCCCTCTTTATTCCAGTTTTCCGTCACAATAGAGGCTTCCACATAATCTCCATCCTCCGGCATATAGCGATTCAGCCACTGCCCCGACTGATTACTAACGGTTATAGAAATCGTATCTGCTTCACCGGATGCCACATCCACATAGGAAAAAGATTCATAGTTCCCTGACAAATTTTTCTCCGCATTTACCCCATTGTAAGATAAGATCAAAGATGCCTTTCTCGGTTCCTGTTTATTCGCCATTTATTCCCTCCATGGAGGTGATTCAGTTTCTTCCTCCACACTTAATTCTGGCACGGTTAAAACCGTGCCAGCTCCGAAAATAAAAATTTCCAGCAGATCTACATTACTTTGCATAAGAACTCCCGCATACTTCTCATTCCCGTATACTTTGTATGCGATGGAGTCCCACATATCCCCTTGAATCGTTGTATATGTTTTCATGCCGCACTCCTTATCCAAATGCAGTTCGCGCTTTTTCTGCGAAATATTGTTCAATCATTTCCTTAAACTGCTCCATTGACATAGAAAGTGCCTCCTTCACATCCTCCTTACTCGCGCTTCCCTCAATTGTGATCTGCGGCGAAAAGATAAATTGTCTGGCATCATCTGTACGTTCTACCTTATTGTTATTTGTTGTTTGGTAAGAGGTTATTTCTTCCGAAGCACTTTCCACTACACTGCGTTTTTTTCCTCCCTCGAATATCCCTAAAAGCTGTCCCACCTTCTCCCATAAGGATACTGCGTGACTACTTCCGTCAAGCGGGATAATCGCTTCTGGACCCTCTTCTGCAAACCATGCCACATGAGGGGTATCAAAAATTCCTCCCTCCGCGTGTCCTTCGAGTTTTCGTCCCATTTCTAATGCTTTTGTCCCCATAGCAAGAGGGGAAACCGGAGAAAATTTCTGTCCGATTTCTAATGCCTCCGTTCCTATGTTGGGAAGAGAAAGCGAAGTAGGTGAATAGGATGGTTTTAAATCAACTTTAACCTCTGTGGACACGGAGAATCCCGGAGAAAAAATTTCCTCCACATATTTCTGACTACGATTATACGTTCGATAAATCGCCGGAGCGATTGTTCTATCCTGTGCAGTTTCTACCTCTTCCGCCATGGCCTCTGGCAATTCCCAGCCCTTTTCCCGCAAAAAGTTTTCTAGTTCTTCGTAATCTGGATTATTGACAATCTGACTCCACATTACTTTCCAAACAGACTGAGTATCGCCGGCCGTCCCGATCATTTTTTTCCGTGCGGTCATTGCGGAAAGCACATCCACTTTCGACAGACTATTCAACATTTCCGCTGGTAGTTCTTTCCCTGCTTCTGCATACGTCTTCTTTAATTCCTCTATCTGCTCCAAGGACGGCTGCATGGATTTGAGTAGCATTTCAATTGCTTGTTTCGTGGATTTGTCAATATCATTATTGTATAGATTCTGCCAGATTCCGTCTAGCATTTGTCCGGTTTGATTTTCCCACTGAGATGCATAATCATCAAGATTGCTTTTTTGGAAAATATTTCCCATATGTTCATAAAATGCATTGATCTCATCATCATATGTTTGCGTAATTGTATTGAGTTGAAATTCAAGAGATTTTGACTCCAAATGCTCCATCTTCTCCTGATAATCTTCCCAGAATTCTTTCACAGCAGCATCGTACTGTGCTTGATCGATACCGCTGTTTTCGTCTTCTAGCATCACCTGATAATTCGCAATTCGAAGCTGCAAAGATTCCTCATATTCCGCAGCAGCGGCTTTTGCTTGCTCCCCTAATTCTTCTTGTAATGCCCTAAAAGACTCCGGATCTAAGTCCGCACCGGAATATTGTAATTCCATAACTTTTAGTTTGGCATCAAAATCGCTGGTAGCAAGAGCTTCTTGTATTTTTGCCATATCTGCCTGTAAATTTGCGATAACTTCCGCTTCGTCCGGGTCAAGAAGCCCGTCTTGAAATGCTTCTGTTACTGCCTCATTTAACTGTGTACCAAGTTCCTGTAATTCTGAATATTTCCCGGCATAAAATGTATTTAATTGATCTACAATGTTCTGCCGCTCCAAGTCCCCTTCCGCAAACATTGCAAGATTGATGTTTAAAGCATATTGTTCCTGTTCCACATAGGATTGTGCCTGTGCGATATAGTTTTGAATCTCGGCGCGATAAGATTCCTGTTCATCTGCAGATAGCTCCATCCCGACCGACACTTTCCAGTTCATTTTGTTTACCGTGTCAATGCTTCTTTGCATACGATCTGCAATCCCGTCTAATTCTCCAAATGCCGCCATGGATTCATGAATCTTATTTAAATCACCGCTCCCGATAATATATTCCGCCACCTCGGAAATATCTTGCATTGAAAGGGCGATATCGCCAAAATGCTCTGCAAGATTGCTTTTCGCCGCCTGTTTTTCTGCGGTCTTTACTGCGGAGGCAATTCCTGCAATGGCAGCTCCTGCTCCAACAAGAACGGTAAGCCATGGATGTGTAAAAATAAGAGAAAGCTCGCGAAATGCTTTTACCATCCCGGTTGTTTTCTCAATAATCTTATGCGCTGCCATCGCACTTCCAAGACCAACGACAACACCCTTTAATATTGCAAAGTTATCGGCGATCCCCCCTCCGATTTTCAAAAGAGTTTCCCCTGTCCCTTTTGCTACTTTACTCACTGTTCGAAACGCTTTTGTTACCTTTGGACTCGCCTTTACCGAAAAATCGATAAATTTCTGTGTCAATGTAGGGATATCTGTTGCCAATCCATTCACCATATCTTTTAGATCCCCAGAAAATGCATCGGCAAGACTAATCTTTGCATCGTCCGCTGCAGAATCCAGCCGGGAAAAAGCTCCTTGTAGTGTATCCGTTACCGTATCCGCCATGTTCATTAACGCCCCATCCGACTGCTCTAGAGATGAAGAAAGGGAATCCCAAGCAGATATATTTTTATCCGCTGTTTTCGCAAGTGTTTCCCATGCACCATCTACATCCCCAGAACTTTCCGCAACTTCCTGTGTGGAAAGCTTTACTGCATCAAGGAGGTATCCCATTTCGGTATAGTAATTTGTCCCTGCAATATCCGACAGATAGGCAGTTTGTTTTTCCGCACTCAAACTGGAAAGTGCATTCTGCACATCGATTAAGACCGTTTCCAGTCCGCGAAATTCTCCTGCACTATTAAATACCTCAACCCCCAGATTTCGCATTGCCTTGAGTGCTACATCCTTGGAGGTCATTCGCACGAGAATAGCATTCATTGCGGTTCCTGCCTGCGCTCCCTTTGTCCCGTTATTGGCAAGTACTCCAAGGGCAGTTGCCACATCATTTAAATCCGCGCCAACGGTTTTTGCCGCGCCGCCGCAGCCAATAAATGCCTCCATCAATGCCTCGGCAGTCGTGTTCGCGCTGTTGTTTGCCGCCGTACACAGATCAAGATATTCGGATAAGCCTTCTACAGATAACCCCAGCGCGGACATGGAATCCGTCACAAGATCGGAACATCTTGCCAAATCCATCTGTGTAGCTTCTGCCAAACGCAAAACAGGTTCCAAACCAGAAATCGCATCCTCAACGTCCCATCCGGCAAGCATCATATAACCTAATGCATCGGAAGCTTCCGTAGCAGTTTTTGTTGTGGCTTTCCCCATCTCCCGCGCTGCCGTTTCTAACCGCCGATACTCTGACTCTGTCGCATTCGCTATTGCAGCAGTATTTGCCATCGATTGCTCAAACTGAGAATACGTTTCAATGGCATCTCCAAAAAACTGCCCGACCTGAACCGCTGCAAATACCGTTGTAATCATTTTGGCGGCAGTTTTTGCCATGCTGGTCATACGGTCAAATCCTGCATTTACTGCCGAAACACTATTGCCAAACGATGCTGCTACCTTTCCTCCGACCTGTAGTGCTATCTCGTACTCGGTCTTTTTGTTCTCCGACATATTCCACCACGTCCTTTGCGATCTCTAGGAAATCCGCAATTGTAAGTCCGAAAAAAAAGTTCATGTCCGTATGCGTGGACATGGAAAGACGGACAGCCGCCTTACGGAAATTCTGTCCGTCCTTTGCCCGGATTCCTAGTTGTAGAAAAAATTGACTACACGACTCCGGATCTTAAGCATTTCTTTCAGTGGAAGCTGATCAAAAAATTCAATCGGAAGACCGGAAGCCTTCTGCACAACAATCTTCGCATAAGATGCCGTGTTTTCCGGGTTAAAACTCATAATCCCTAACTTATAATACCGCTTTTCAATCTCTCCTAAATCTGCGGCAGACAGATTTTCAAGACACGACATATCAATGCCCTCGTAGGTATCCTCTTCAAACACATAGGGTTTTGCAAATTTCACATACTTTCCAATTTCCGTAAAGATGTCCTCCTCCTCTGTGTCCGCAGTATGGTTCAAAACCGCAAGTTCTGTCCCTGTTACATTTTCTTCTTTCCTCATATCTTCCATATTTTTCCACTCTCCTTTTCTCAAATCTGACTCTTAATCTTTTCCAAAAGATCCACACCGCCAAGAATAAAAATACTATTTAACTTATCCAGCTCCACCTGAGCAACATTATTGATGGTGATTTTAATGTAAGTAATCTCTTTTGTAATAGAAGGCTGTCCCTTACCTCCCTTTTTCAATACCCCCGGCTTAATCGCAAGGGTTCTCCCTTTTATCGTAATCACGATCGGCTTCGAGTCCTTCGCCTGAGTCTGTGTATTAAATACCTCCATGGAGCCTCTAAGAATCACGGGGTTTGTACTTGCAGCAAAGGCAAAGAAATTATCATGCAGATTTTCAAATGGAATTTCTATTTTCATACTGCCAAAACTTCCGATTACTTCACTTTCAATTTCTCCTGCCATTCCCGCCACATTCAGCGTATCGGTCAGCGGTTCGAACGAAGGAATCGTGATCTCTGCCGACACCCCAATCAATCTTGTTTTTCCATCATATACATTAAAATTATTTACCTTGTCCGGCAATTCATAAATGTGCATTAGTTACCTCCTGACAGTGCTGCCTCTAAAATTGTTGGATCAAACTCAAACTCGTTTTGAATATCCTCCATTGGTGGATAGGTTGCGAGTCGTTCATGGAATTTAATATTTCCGCCAATAATCTGCGTAATCGGATTCTCTTCCCTGCGAAAGCTGATTTCCCCTCCAGCGATATCGTCATGCCCCTTTAGTCCGTTCAGTGTCAGATTTTCCGACAACACGACATCCTCAATCTGTCGGTAGTTGGTTTTATTTGATATCTTAGAGAAAAAGCTCCGCTTGAAATTATTCTCTATGTAGTCAAACATCATTACGGAAGTAATCCATCGATCCACAACGTCCGTTGAAACCGGATAAACCGATGTGTTATTTCCCCAGGCAAGAAAACCATCCACATTCACGGCGGAGATTACACCATTAGCGTTTAAATAATCATTTGCTTCGTCCATGTCAAAGATAACTTCTGTTCCATTTTCCAGCACAAGACCGCTGATTTTTAACAGCTTATTATCGCAGGAATCCGATGGAACTCCCCCATTCTCTGCTGCGATTTTTTGTAAAAGCGCAGCGAGTTGTGCGGAAAAATAATAGTGATACCCGTCCACATTAACCTTTGGCCACACAGCAAACATCCGGCGATCGGAATATCCGTTTTTATTTTTCCATTCTTTTACTGCATCAATTGAGGCAGCACCCTCCGCCCCTGAATCAATATCTGAAATCACTTTGCACGAAAACAGACTGTAAATCAACTGTGCTTTTGCGGTCATTGCCGTATTTACCGCTGGAATATGAGAAAATCCCGGTGCAATAAGCGTTCCTGGAACAATCCCAAATTTAGGGTAAATATCTGCAATTACTTCCATCCCTTTTTTCAACCGGGTAGAAACATTATATCCACCGATAATATCCTGATAGGTTACACCCTCCGGATTCAGTTTTGTATAAGCGATTTTTACACCATTTTCCGCCTTTTTGGCTCCTCCTTCGGTATATCCAATAATCGTTGTTCCATCATCTGCGAACGAAGTAACATAATCGGTTCCCTCTTCTAATGTTTCCACAGCATCCCCATTCGCAACCGAAATCGAAATCTTATCATGTAATATCCCCTCTACTGGAATTAGTGTCTTTTTGTTTGACACTTCAAAATCGGTTGCTGTTACTGCTGTGATATGGTTTTCATTGGAGGGATCAAGCACATTGATCATTACCAGTGGTGCAACGGCAAACACCTGAAACGATGCATATACGCTCTGCATAATCGTATAATGCTGAAAATCTTCGCTCCATCCCATTTTTGCAACGGCATCCGGCTTGCTGTATGCAACCATCGGCACATTCGCCGCCTTATACGGATCTACTGCCATATTTACAGGTGCTGTACCAATCACTACGGTCACATTCGCCGCGCTGGTAATCGGTGCGGTTAATCCCGTGGATTTTCTTGTAGTAGAAATCCCATGTTTGTAAATTGACATTTTATTTCACCCCTTTCAGATAATCCAGAACTTTGCAATAGGATACATTTTCTGCGCTGCCCTGTTCCAAAAGTGCCTGTTTTGCCCCGGTAATCCGTTCAATGGGAATAACGAGATTTTTTATTGCAGGGACACTTCCTGCAACTTCAGTAAACGATGCAGGCAGCCCATCAATAAATACTGTCCCCTCTTTCACTACCCCCGGAACACTTGGTCCAATATACATTTCCTGTTTCATATCCATTCATCCTCCTCTGTGATAATAAATAGTTCACACTTTGCTTGAATTCCTCCCATAAAATAGGGATAAGTATCCTCATCCTGTAGCATCGTTTTCACTGGATATTCAAGGCGGAATGCTCCCTTTATGATTCCTTTGCGGAAAAAGTGCTGCTTTAACCGCTCCAAGATTTGCAGCACATCCCGAAATCCCTGATTGTCCTTCTCTTTATCAATAATTCCAACGACAAAATAAATATCTGCCAGTTCTTTTCCCTCATGTGCATTTTCAATATCTGAACTCTCATAGCATACACATACATAAGGATAAAGTTTTTCATCGTTCTTCTCTTCTTTTAGCGGAAGATTCTGTGTATAGATATTGATTGGGATCTCATTACCCTTCGCGCTGCGCAGACAAAATCCTTTTAATGCCTCTCTGGATTCTTCTGCCAGCGCATCTAATAAATTGATTACGGTCAATCCTATTTCCCCCTCAAAATGTTTTCGATTTCTGCGTCAATGCGCTTCTTTAGCGTATTTTTTGCCTCTTCCTGAACTCGCCCCATAACTTCCGCATTTTTTAACATCTGAGGAACGGATGGGCCAAAGAGCTGTTTAATTGGTATTGCTTCAGAAGACTTGCGCCGAAACACTCCCTTATGTCCCGTTCCCATCACTGCGATAAATGCTTTGGGATTAACATTAAGAGGTTTTTTCTCCTCCCCTTTTTTAACCGACACTTTATAAACATTAGGAGATACTTTTCCTCTGGAATAGTGAATTGGTCTATTCGGACTGACTTTAAATTTTGATAAAGCAATCGGAGAGGCTCTTGAAATCGCTGCACCGGACAGGTTTGTTTTCGTTGCCCTGCTCGTTTTTATTGTCTTTTTTACTTCGGTTGATGTAGTATAGTATCGCTGCACTGTTTCCTGCGCCATATTTTTTTTCACATTAGTGACTGTCCGATTGATTGCGTTCGCAATTACTGAGGGGGCTTTGTTGCAAAGCACCCCCAGCCGCTTTTTCACTTCCTGAACATTGTCCACTTCCACTTTCATCTCAATCAATGCGCATTCACCCCCAAAACAATCGCATACATTCCATCCGTGAATTTAACATCGGTTATCCTGTATATCTCTCCATCAAAATCCATATACTGCTTTGGTACTGGTTCAAAATTTAACTCCGATTTTTGCACAAAGATTAACATGGAATCGGTGAACAGACTGTCGGTTTCAGTTTCCCTACGAAGATAAAGTTCTGCCAATTCTTCATTATCCACAATTACCAATGTTTCCGCCCCATTGATCCTATGGAGTTCTGCGAATTCATCCGGATTAAAAAAAACACGCATATCTTCCGCTAATTGCTCTTTAAACCCCATCTCTACTCCATTTTCTCCTCGATATAGTTAAGCAGGGCATCGATCATATCATTTTTCAACATATCCGAAGCAAGGGAAAGACCAATGGATTCTGCATAATCCACAAGTTCTTCTTTGTTCATCTTTTTTAAGGCTGCTTCCTCTTTGTACCCAGCATCGCCAATTTCTCCCTCTTCCTCCTCTTCCGCTTCTGGAAGGTGAATACCCAGCTCCACGGGATTCTCTGCATTTTCCTCCGGTACTTCCAGAAGAAAATCATACTTTTTTAAGAATGCCATATCCACATCAGAAAGCTTTTCTTCTATCACTTCCCCCGGCGCATAGTTTCTTTTTGCTGTTTGAATATTTACTCTTGCTTTCATCGCCCTCTACTCCTCCTCTTGTTCTGCGCTCTGCCCGTTTGGATAGATTACACACCAACTCTGCACATCGTATGGACGAGGCAGCGGACGGGACGTAAGGCGGAACATCTTCGTTTCCGACTTTTCATCGCAATAAATTTTCGGTACTTCTTTCGCTTCATAGGATTGAAATTTTTTATCCTCCATCTGCGTAATCAGACCAAACTCTATTGCTCCCTCGCCCTCCGAATGCGCCATAAGACAAGCACCAGCCGGGATAATCCCCTCTTCTTTTCCCTCATCATTAAGGAAAAACTCATCATAGGAATAGATCTCCATCCCCAATTCTGCAATCTTGCCATAATAGGTGAGTGCATCATCCACAATGCGCGGCTTGATCTCCACATTTTGCATATGTCGAATATCCATCGAAGACTTAATAAATGGATTATTGGTAAATATATCAATCAGATCCGAAGCAAAAATCAATACGTCCGGGGTTCTCCCAGTTTCTTTAATGATATTTCTCCGCCGTTTTTTCAAAAATGGAATTGGATTTACCGTGGATAAACTCCAATACCGATCCGATGTCATCACGAAAATATTTTCAAATCCATAGTCAACCTGTACATCCACTCCGGCTTCCTCATCCACAATATCAAGCTTGCCCCAAAAGAGAATTTGTCTGCACATCCATTCAATTCTTCGCTGAATGGATTCATCCAACTCTTTATAATCCATGGCAAGAAGCTCGTCTTCCCGTTCGGATGGGGTTCGCTTGCTGTAGATATTTTCACCCAATGCCCGCGTTGAAATATCATCCACAGTTAGCATCCGCTCCGGTGCAAGGCGGGGTGTAGTAAATTCCTTTGTCTGAAATCCCTGCCTGGTGATCACTTTCCCGCCAATTCTAGGGGAAACAAACGGAGCCATAACGCGTTTTCCCTTCTTTACATCAAATTCCACCTTTTCAGTAAGATGTGTTTGCTCTACCGGAAAAAATTTCTCGGTCAGAAATTTGCGCACGGGCGGATTGATCTCAATTGCCCCAATCATTTCTCTCGTGGTATACTCTCCCATACTTACTCTCCCTTCTAATATTCCTGTACTGTGCGAAGAAAAATTCCTAATTTCCGCAGTTCCGTTTCATGAGCAGCAATCTCTTTTCCCTCTGGAAGGAGAATCGCCGCGCGGTTAAATGTACCCGAAACATAGGCGGTAGTTACTACATCCGAAAGCACAGCAGCCACATCGTCTGTTAATATACAATCTGCCCCAATCGTTGCCGATGTTTTTGTCACGCTTTCCCCTTCCCCCGCAGAGATCTCCTCCGTGGTATCTGTCTGCTTATACGTGCCATCCGCAGCTTGTCCCATCAATGTACCGCGTTTTAAAACGCCCTGCCCCTTTGCTACTTTGATTCCCTTTACCGTGATTGGGATTACACTGTCCGCAATTAACTTGTCAGGAACAAATGTTCCCGTTGTCCGATACAGATTTTCACCCATCCGTTTTCACCTCCGCTTTCTTTTAAATTTCTCTGCGAGATTTTTTACCTTGGTTTCCTGTTCCTCGGCAGATTCTACACTATCCGCAAACCCTGCATTTGCCGTAGGCACAATTTCGCTGGTTCCGGATTCTTCGATATCTTGTTTCATGTTGGATAATGCCGCTGCTGCCATAATGCCATTTGCCCTGAATGCTTCTAGTGCAAGGGCTTCTGCAGTAATTTTTCTTTCTCCATACTTCGCCTTCATCACCATCCCATCCGAAATCTGTCCAGCAATCTCATCAATTGCCTTTAGGCGTGCATTTTCGGCATTTGTCGCCTCCAACGCAGCGGACTCTTTGATTTGCTGTACAAGCGCAGGATACTTTGCCGTTAATTCCTCGGCAGTTGAAATTTTTTCTGTTTCATCCATTTTTGTTCCCTCCTCTGTCTTTTTTATTGCGATACTATTTAAAACACTGTCCGGTAATTTCTTGCCCGAAGTGGTGTTTTCTGATTTTTTGCCTGTCTTTCCAAGCATTTCTTTTGCTTTTTCAATGGTTTGCCTGTCTAATACCGTTGCCGCATTGTAAATCGCTGGTTTTTGCCCATGAAAAAAAGCCGCTTTCTCATCGGCTTTTGGCTGCTGCTCTTGATTTTCCACAATAGAATCAATAAATCCGTAGTTTAATGCCTCTTCTGCGGTTAGCCAGGATTCTTTATCCATCAAATCCAGCAATTCTTCTTGGCTCATATTTGTTTTTTCTGCATATGCTGCGGTAATTGCCCGGTTTATTGTCTGCAAGATCTCCGATTCTTTATCCATTACGTGGTAATCCCCTCTTGCACCGCCGGATACATTATGTATCATAAAAATTCCCACAGGAGTCATTTGGCATCTTCTGGCGGTGGCAATATAGGATGCGGCGGACATGGCCATACCGGAGATTGTGATCATTACCTTTCCCTTATACTGCCTCAATGCGGTATAAATCTCATTCCCTGCAATTACATCCCCGCCGCCGGAATTGATCTCAACCTCCAACTCCTCACCATTTGCATTCTCAATTGCTTTGTGAATATCTGCGGGACATACTGCTTTAATGCCGAACCATTCATAAATCCATCGATCATCATCACTTACAATCGTGCCTTTAATACTTACTCTTGCCATCGTTCTGCCCCCTTGTTTTCCTCTGCCTTCTCCTCCACATTCAAAAGTTTTGCGATCTCGCCCATCCGCTCCGCCTCATACTTTAGTTGCACAGCATTATCATCAAAGCTTCCCCCATTTAATTCCATTGTTTCGGTTTCTCTTGTGGATACCCCAAGAGCAACGCGCTTTGTTGCCGCATTTACTTCCCTTAATGGATCAAGCATTCCTTGGGATGGTCCATTCCATTTGCATTTACACCATGCTTTTCGAATGCTCGCATCAAAGAAAAATCCGGGAGCTTTTAATCGTCCCTTTGCAATCGCCTCCACAAGCCACATTTCATAGACAGGCTGGCAAAAATCTTTGACCAGCCATCTGCGTTTCATCCGAAACGCTTTCCAGGCCTCTTCTAATGCTGCCTTGGATGCGGAGTAACTTGCCCCGAACTGTTTTAATAATAGCTCTGAAGGAATTTCAAGAGCTGCACCGATATATTTCGCATATGCCGTAGTAAACGCATCAAAATTTGTATTTGGTCTTGCTGGATCAGCCATCTTAACATCTTCCCCCGGTGCTAAGACGTTAATCATTCCCGGTCCCAGACCATAGTTTCTTTCATCCTCTAATCCTTCGGAATTCTCCTGTAACCCGGTAAATGGCATCTCTGATGTTCCCTTTTCTGACGTAATAAATACAGTAAAAAATCCATTGATCACTGCTGCCATAATTTCCGCTTCGCTGTACCTGGTAAGTTGTTTTAATGATTCGATTACTGGCGCAAGATAAGGTACTCCCCTGTACTGCTCTGCCCGTTCGCTCTCAAAGATCATCAGCACATTTGGAAATCCGGTTCGTTTTCCATACGCTTCCACCCTTTCCCATTTCTTCATTGACTGTAAGGAAGATTGCGGATAGGTGTTGCAGATATGGTACGCTACCACAGCTCCCCTTTGATCAATTTCCACTCCATTCCAAATGCGATTTCCATTTGTAGGATTTACTTGCTGCAAATTCACATATCCACCAGAGGAATAGGGATTGCAGACCTTGTCCGATTCAATCATATGTATGCGCAGACTATAGGGCATAAACTCTGTTTCGGAATCATCGTATTTGATCAGGGCAACCGAATCTCCATTCGTAAGCCACGAAAGACAAGCGATTTGTTGCATTTCATAAAAATCATTGACTTTTGTGCTGTCACAATGCTTGGATTCTGCCCACAATTCAAACTCTCGCTGTGCTTTTCCATTCCATTTCTTCGCCTCATTCTCCGAAAGCCCTAATACTTCCCGGTCAATGGTTGGTCTTGCGGTAAGCCCAACCCCAACAATATTTGTTCGATTTGTTTTTAAGGCAGATACCCCTATTGGAGCGGACATTAAAAGGCTTCGCGAACGCTGCCGCAGCGTATTTAGGTTGCGGTCAATATCCTCTTGTGGAGATTTACTGGATGCATTCCATCCTTTCATTGAATTCTTGGAGTGTGACGCACCGGATTCATCATATCCGCTATTGGTAAACCGCTCGATGATTTCTAGCTGGCATCGCGCCTTTTTTCTTCGCAGTGCAGCTACGGGATTCACTACGGCAATCGCCCGGTCAATAAAATTCATCCTGCCCTCCTTAAATATCCAGCGGAATTCCACGCAAAGCACGGTTCTTTCCCTGCGTTCTAAACGATTTTACTTCATTTTCAAGTGTTTTAATCATTGCCTGTACCTCCTCTAAATCTGCTCTGCGTAATCTCTTTGTGCCTATAGCGTACTCCTGTCCGGTTAAAATCGCTTCCTCTGCCTTATAATATAGTTCAAGCCGCCGTTGTGTCCTCTCTAACTGTTCCATAATTCCTGCCTTTCTATCCCTGAATCCCCCGATTAACAATCCCTGTCCTTTTCTTTTTTACCGTTTTCGGCTGCTTTTTCATGTAGTTAATCCCCTGCTTGACTTTTTTTTCCAGTATATCCCAATCCGGACGGAGAATTTCGGCTGCTGCCGTGGAGTAATTTCGCAAATCAAGCGGTTCATTTCGTATGCCGCTTGATTTCTTTTTCCATTTCAGCACCGGACGACCGTCTTTAAGCTGGATAACTCTTTGTTCACTGGAAAGCCCTTTGATGTAAGTTTCATCATATCCCCTGTCCGAATTGATAGGAAAATGGCAATACCCCGGTCCCTCATCTGCCGTTTTCAGCCTTGCCATAAGGATTTCTTTGCCAGAATCCACGCCTAAAAGGAATATTTTCACTTTCTCTATGTTGTTTGTCGATACCTTGTTCACTAGGGGAATTCCCTCGCCACCCATGCCCTTAATTCCGAAAATTAGTTTTTGCTTCCGCTCCATCTTTTTCAAAAATTTGTAGGCCTCCGCCGTGAAATGCCCGCCTGTGTCTATGCAAGTACAGGCAATCAAAAGGGAATTTTTATTTTCAAAGTACAATTCCATTTCAAGGAATTTTTCTAATTTTTCCCATGTCTGCTCTTTTTCTAAATCTCCAGGGATTTTCCTGTACAGGATCCCCCAGGATTCGTACCCTTTCCCCCATCCGGTAACTTCAACTTCAAATCGATCATCCTGTACATCCACGCCAGCCGTTACCAGAAGAACACCATCCGGCAAATCTGCCGTGTATCGTTCACGCCGCTTTAGTAGCGCATCTTCATCCGCTGCTTCTCCCCTCTCTTCCCAAGTTTCCCCCAGTGCGGTGTTAATCCACACTTTCATCTTTTCCACATCGCCATGCTCTTTTACGTCTTTTTGCGCTTCTTTGAATTCTGCAATAATTTCCTCCCAGTGTTTCCAGGGCGATGCCATCTCGTTTAAATGAAAACCCCGCTTTCTTTTGATCTCCGGAGCAGAGGCAATCCATTTTCCGGGGTTTTCCTTCCACTCCATCTCTCCGAAATGTTCCCCGCAGTATTTGCATTCCATTGTCACATCGGAGAAACGGATGCGCCCCCACTCATACGGCTGATATTTTCCGCAACAAGGACAGGGAACACACCATTCCTCTCTTGATGAAGAGAGATATTCTTTTTCAATCTCCGAACGTCCCTTAATCGTTGGAGTAGATACCTTAATCTTTTTTCGATTCCAGAAGGTAGTAGTACGTTTTTCTGCGAGTTTAATTGGATTTCCTTCGGTTCCCGCCGATGGGGGATAACGGTCAATTTCATCCATCAGCACAATCTTAATCGGGCGGGACGCAAGACCGGCCGCCGAATTTGCCCCTGCCATTGTGATATGACCGCCCGGGAAAATCTTATGTAATATCGTGTTGCCAGAATCCTTTGCTTTGACGCTCTTTACCTTTCCCCGAAGTACAGGTGTATCACGAAGCATCGGTGCAAGCCTGTCTTTTGAAAATGTTTGTCCCATCTCAAGCGTTGGCTGTAGGCATAAAATTGGAGAAGGATCGTAATCAATATAATAACCGATGATATTTAATATCAATTCCGTCTTCCCCACCTGTGCCGATGACATGATCACAATTTCTTCCACTCCTGCATCATTCACAGCATCCATGATTTCCCTCTGATAGGGCGCACGATTCGTATTCCATTGTCCCGGTTCTGCAGAAGCTTCCTGCGATAATTTTCTAAATTTATCCGCCCATTGACTAACCGTAAGTTCTGGCGGCGGTGATAATATTTTTGCAATCATCTGGAAAAGATGAATGGTTTTTCCTTCTACTTTTTTCTCCCACAGGAGCTTTTTTTTCTCAATCGGTACCTTCATCTTCCTCCTCTTCCTCCCCTATGAATTCATCACTGTGAAAATCTTTCGGATTATAGTCTTTTAGTTCATTTAAGGCTTCGAATACTTCTTTGTTTATCGCTGTGCGAATATAGTCAACATCATTTCGTGCGACAAGTAAAGGAGCTAATTTCGTAGGCATGGAAAGCAATTTTGTTTTCACCGAGATCAACATATCCGTCATAACACACTCCACATCTTTTGACTTGTGTAAATCCCCTTTCATCACCTGAAGCTTCAACTCCGAAATATGCCGCTTTACCCGCTCATGGATCGCTTTTTCTTCCTCCAGGTCAATTTCCCCATCCAAATCCACATTTCCCGCTTCCATTTGTACCTTTAAGGTCAAAATGTAATTTATAATGGAATCCATCAGCTTATACCGCCCCTTTGCTGCCCGGACGATCGTATTTTCCTCCGCAAGCTGCCGGATGCGCCTGTCCGATACTCCTATGATTTTTTCAAGAGTCGCGCTATTCACAGTAATTGCACTGATATCGGTTGTTTTGATGCTATCTGCAGCATCGTTATCTGGTGATACTATCCTTTTTGCCATCCTGTACCCCTCCCATCGGAAACGGCAATTTCCATTAAAAATTTTTTGTATCTAGCAAGGTTTTGGGCTTCGCAGACCCTCAACGCATTTGTACTTACAGAAAGAACCTATGTTTTTCAGCGAATAACATGAACATTCGTTCGTGTCCCGGTGGATTCGATCTGCCTCATCTTATTGACATATCTAACATTTTGTAAAATCATCCCTGCACGGTCCTCTTCTATTTAATGCAGTTAAAAATGATATCCTGCATTTAACAAGTCTTCAATATGTCAAGTCATAGACAAAATAAAAAAAGACTTTCCGATTTTTCGCTTGATAGAAGGCAACAAAAAACAACCTATCGCTTGAAGGATAGATTGTTATATGCTCTGTCTTTACAGTCCTGATTTACACCAATATACCGCAATGTGATATGGATATCTGAATGATTAAATATGTCCATCAATAATGCTGCATCTTTCGTCTGTTTGTAAAGATGATAACCAAATGTCTTTCGCAGCGTGTGTGTTCCAATGCTCTCAAGTCCAAAAACCTTTCCTGCAGTGGAGAGAATGTTGTAGGCCTGCTGTCTTGTAATCGCTTTATTGGGGGCATTTGGACTTTTGAAAAGAAATTCATAGTCTTTTTTATCCCTGATATACTCTTCCAATATCTTCCCTAAGTTTTTATTGATGGGGAATCGCTTTTCCTTTTGTGTTTTCTTTTCCCTGCGGACAACATAATCTTTTCCCCGCACATCCCGAACACGAAATTGCAGGATATCACAAATTCGAAGCCCGGAGTATATCCCGAACATAAACATTACATAGTCGCGCTGGTTTCTGGCTTTTAAATAATCTGCAATGTCAAGCACAACTTCCTTGTCCCGGATTGGCTCAACGGTATTCATTTTGCATCCCTCCCCCATCGGGGAGTATAAACTCCCCATTGGCGTTTTTTCTTTTTCGCCTGTTTCTTCTCTTCATCCCCCAAAATGAAAAGAAGCGAAAGTTTAACAACTCCGCTCCTTCTAATTCCATGTTATCATCATACCATATTCCTTTGTGCCCTTTTGTACTCTTTTTAAAAAAGAACAAATTTGTGCAAGATAAAGATCCTGAATTATCCATTATATTACTTTTTTTATTGTTTATATCACGCTTTAAACGTCTATATTTCCTCTTTTTTCGCATTTCTAAATTTTAAAATTTTTGGATACCTTTCTGCCAACTTCTCCAATCTTTCTATCGTTTTTTGTGCCCCTTTTTCCTCCTGATGGTTACTTAGGTTAAACAGACCTTTCGCAAGTAGAATTGCAATTCTTGGATTTTCTGAATATTTTTCTGTCAAATCCTCCAATCTTCCCATTGTTTCCAGTGCCCCTTTTTCCTCTTGATGGTTACTTAGGTTAAACAGACCTTTCGCGAGTGGGATTGCAATTTCCGGATTTTCTGGATACTTTTCTGCCAACTTCTCCAATCTTTCTATCGTTTTTTGTGCCCCTTTTTCCTCCTGATGGTTACTTAGGTTAAACAGACCTTTCGCGAGTGGGATTGCAATTTCCGGATTTTCTGGATACTTTTCTGCCAACTTCTCCAATCTTTCTATCGTTTTTTGTGCCCCTTT